TTATAGAAACATTATACTTACCAATTTGCATAGCAAACTCTTCAGCAAAATCAGAATACTCTAGTATGTCCGCAACCCTGATTGATATACATGTAGCCAAACGCTTGGTGATGTTAAGACCAGCCTCTAGTATGTGTCTAGTAGCTACATTAGAATTCATAGCAGCTAACTTCTGTACACCAACTAATGCATCTGGATGAGGTGACGTTCCATCTCTAGCCTCATTAATGCCCGTCACATCTCTAATCATGTTTAGATAGTGGTTGTAGTTATTAATAAGTGCACCCATTTTTGCTTGACCGCTATTTGAGTTTAACTCTTGAATAGGAATTCTTGCGTTATTAAAGTCACCATCTTGTGTATAACTTCTACCAATAACACTACCCGTCTGGAAGTACAACTTAAGTGCATCCTCTGGATTGTATGCTGCACCAGTACCCAAGTCAACCTCATTGATACCATCTGCATCAATAAATACCCCATCAGGAACAACTCTAGCCATTACCTGCTGAAGCTTAAGGTGAGTCAATTGTATCTGATCAGCAAATGGGATCATTCGTCTAACTAGAGACTCCTTCATACCCTTATACATTCTAGGTGCATGCAATACGTAATTTGGTAGTGCCATCTGCGTTGCAGACTTAGGACGAACCATGTTACGCATTAACTCCCACTTTAATAAAAGGTTTGAACCAGCTACAAGTATGCCATCATACCACACGTCTCTTACTGCCTCAACCTTCTCGAACATCATACCCTCCTCAATTGGAGGATTAAATGACTCGTCCTTTCTTATTACCTTTTCACCACCATTTTCTAGTATCTTCTTTTTCCATACAAAGTGCTTAGACGTTTTATAGTTAAAGTATAACAACGTAACAACTTCATTTTGAAAGGCATCATCTTGATAACTTCTAATTATAGGAAAATAACTAGTCCAAGCTGAACCAGCATTTTTAATTTCCGTTAATTCTTCATCCGTTAAGTTTGGATTTATCTTTAATAATTCAGTGTAGTGTACCTGCTTTGCCTCACCAAAATAATAACAATCAGAAAAGTCAGCCTTATCTGTATAGCTATGTATCAAATTGGCTGGGTCTACGTACTCAATATTAACTCCATCATTTGGTAAGAACGAATGTTTAACACACGCTATACCAATAGTAGTCAAGTCATAATCTACTAGCTTTCTTGTTTCCGAATAATCATTCATCTTAAGAAGTGTATCGATTGCAACTTCTTGTGCTATCTCTATGCTTGGCTTATACTTTAACTGCATATACAATGACAATTCCTCATCATTCTCTGGCAATTCTTCTGGATCAACATTAAATGCATCTATACCAAACTGTTCCTTTGTAAGAGTTAAAAAATCTTTTGCTACCATGTCAGACTCAATCATGTCTTGAAATATGTTCTTCTTCTCAGCAGACATAACATCTTGAGACTCAGCCCTTATTTCAAACAGTCTGTCTGACATACCGTTAACTACGATGTCTACAAACTTGGGTATGATGGGTATTGGGGTCCAGTCTAGATTTAACATAGACATGTCTCCATTTATAGATAACTCGTCCTTGTACTTCTGTATAGGCTGCTCACCCCTAGCGTATAGTCTAAGTCTATTAAACTCTCCCCGTTGGTCGTAAAACCTACAGGAATTATTCCTTCTTTTAAACCATTCGCCCTCTATGGCCTTGCCAACATTTAACCCGTATTTTTCAGTAGACTTCTCTTCCTCAGATGCCATTTGATTTGGAAACGGGTATTGATTGATTATAACTGGTGATTTATCCATTATTTTTTTATAATTTCGCTTCTTGTTCCACGATTATCGTATGTTACAAATTTAATACTTATTTTTGATTCTTTAGACTCTGGCACAAACATATATCTACGTGTAGCCATAATGGCCAAACCAGAGCTAATGGAAGCATCAAAATTAGTTCTATTATTAATATCAAATCTAGCCCAATCCTCAAGCGTTCTAGTAAAATACATGGAGCCCATATTGCTTGCATCTCTATACGTACCCTCTGTGTCTAAGCCAACATACTCCTCAATATAAGACTCAATAGATGATGCGTGAGCCTGCTTTACGTCCTCAGATGAGTTGGGTATCCCACCTATCTCTAACTCTGTCTTAGATAGCTTATTAAGGTGTTTATCTGGCCTGTTCATTGAGTACCCCCTGTATCCCCTATTCTTAAAATGATACAATAGTCTAGCCTTATTATTTTCTGCCAGTATGGGCATGCCATAAAAAACACAAGCCATTAAGACATCCTCAAAGAATATCTCTGCTGTTTGTGGTCTGGCAACATACTCTAAAAAGAATTCGTTAGTCGGACCATTATTCATATGAAACTTTGTCATACCGTGAAGTGCACCATTAGATCCACCACCACCAACTACTCCAGATATGTCGTATGGGTCACACCCAAATGCCCCCATACCCTCATTGCCTGGGTATTTCTTACCATTCCTAGTTATCACATTATTTCTTAGAGATATCTCTGGTACCCAAGATACATTGAATCGTCCCTTTGGATCTGGGGTCCACACTACCTTTGAATCTTTCTCCCCATTTAACCAGTGGAAGTACCCCCTAGTAAGGAATCTCTCCTTTATCAAAGAGTCATTGTAGTCTATCTGTTGATATATCTTAGTCAAATTGAAGATAGACTGCTTGGACTCATCTCTAAAAGCATGAGACTCCGTTCTAGGAAATTGTCTATAAAATTCATTTAGTGCGTCAGCGTCAGACTTCAATGATGACACCTCGTTATTCCAATATGTTATAACGCTATTTTGTATCTTGTTTCCGTCTATTCCTACTACTGCCTTAGATGGATCTTCCAGTACAGGCCATCCAAATTCATCAATATAGCCCTCATAGTTCCACTCCATTGGAATGAATAATGAGTATAGACCGCTCTTTGTTTGACCATTTGCAGATCTATTTTTAGGGTCGCTATCGTTATAAAGTTTCTTGAAGTTATCACCACCCTTAGACAGTGCGTTAGACGTTGAACCCATCATACACTTGCCTATAATTCTGCTACCCAATCGTAGACACGTCTTGGTAACTCGCCAGTTATTTAAAATATTTTCAGGCTTAAGCCACTTGCCAGATTCGTCATGAACAAGCAGCAGTAACTTTTCACCGTCATAGCTATTGTCAGCTGTATTCTTCCAGTCAATAGTGGTATCAAGTCCATCTATGTCGTTGTTCTTCTCCTCGTCAATATTTTTTCTTGTAATTTTGCTGGCTGGAACTCTAAATGATAGCTCTGTCTTTGGGTTGTCCATACCATCCTGCACAGGCTTAAAGAAGAACGGATAGTTTCTAACTATTGGGACCACCTTATCGGTAAACATCTTCTTGGCATCATTACCAGTTTTAGATAGTATGCCTATCCTAGAGTCACGAACAATCGTGCCAGTATTGCACACCTCTCCAGAAGACATGAATGAAAACCCAGAACGTCTATTCTTTAAGTAGCATATACCAAACGCCCTATCGTCAGCCTTGCAAGCCTCCCAAAATATGTAAAATATCCTGTTTGATTCACGAAAGTCTGGCAGACCTACATCTATCTTTGTCCACTGTAAGTACATGTAGTGTGTACCCGTTATGTATGTCTTCTTATTGTTATTCATAAACCAATAACCAGAGTCACGTCTGTCAAACTCTCTCTCTATATAGTCTATGTACTGAGACTTAAATTTATTGTCTCTCCTGTTCCAGTCAAATATTGTCTTTATTCTTAATAAGTCTTTGTCGTACTCGTGTGGGGACCATCTATTATTTGTGTTATCAACCTCTGCTGGTGCTGGTGGTAGTGCAATCTTTATACTATTTACCTCGTATATTTCACCTATGGTTCCATCCTTAGATATAACTATTACATCGTAGTCACTATTGTATCCGTAAGCCCAAGTCTTGAACTTGTTCTTTGTAGATACTACACCCTTTGGGATGTAGTCTGTGATTATACTATATAGTCTATTTTCCATTCTTTATCTTAGCCCTTCCCTCGGCAAACCCCTGCATGCTTATGTCCTTTACTGGAACGTCATTCTCTCTGTTCTCCTCCTCCTCTATCTTATACAACATAGACAGTGCATCCTCAAATGCTAACCTCTTTGACGCAGCAGCATTCTTCAACTTATCTGCCGATAGATCGTCCTCAGCGTGAGTTATTATAGGAGACTTAAGCACCTTTATAAGCTCATCAATTGCCGCCTTACCAGCCTCTAGTATCTCTATTTTTTTAGACATATGTTCTTATTAAACATTCTGTAAAGTATCTCTCCATCTATACTAAACTCGTACTCGCTCTCTGGTGTAAACGACACCACATCCCCTACCTCTGCTGAAGTAAAGTCATCGTTCTTGTATACTATCTCTCCCCAAAGTTCTTCAAATCTACCTAAATTAGTAAACATCTTATCCTCAGAGTCTATTGGCTTTACAAATAAAAATGGTGGTGTAGCCTTCCAGTCTTCAGTGCCTCTCTTGTATAAGTACATCTGTTCTGGCTCAATAATGAAATAGTCATCAATAAGGTGGTGCCAGCTAGACTTCTGTCTGCCCTTCATGTCATGGTAAAACTTAAACACGTTATGGTGAACAACTACTAGGTCTCCTGGTAGTACAGGTCCGTCATAGTATATAGGCACAGACTCAACTATAGCGAATCTATTAGACACAGTATGATCGTCTTGAGAAGAACTTATGATGAAGCTTATGTCACCATACGTCCTTAAGTTGTCATACCGTCTCCCATCAAATGGCTTGATGATAAAACAGTAGGGTGACTTCATTAAAAATCAATTTTAAATTCTATTGAAATTGGCATTGTACTAGAGAACTGCTTCCATTTTATTATTTCTCCATCCTTAATTATCCATATACATATAGACCCGTCTTTCTCTGACAGTATAGACTCTATTCTATACGTCCTATCTAAGACCTCCTGCCCAACCACGTAGTGCATGCACTTCATGTAGTCTGGACCTATAGATATTTTTCTAATTATATTCACCTGTTTGAAGATTAATCTTGATGTCGGCACCGTACTTTGCAATCAGTTCATCCTGAAAAGATGAAAGATCATACGCAGATGTCTCTAGATTAGCAATAGTAGAAATTTTCTGACTCTTTAACCGAGAGAATGTAACCTCGATGTCAGCTATTTGAAATTTTAAGTCCTTGTAAGACTGATTTAAAGACCTAAGTTTATCTAACTCTTCGTCTGAGATTTTTTTATCTTCCATTTTATTTAATTTAATTTGTTACAAATATAATAAAAATTCGTTACGTAGATACATACCAAGTTGTGGTAGCATTGTCGTACTGAAAACAAATAGGTGTATTTGCCGTTAGTGTAGCTGGTGCGCCTAGTATTGCTGTTGCTCCAGGAGTGATCCACGTTGTGCTCGCACGTGTAGCTGTAGACATAATAACGTACTTAGCTCCGTCTATTGATGAGCTAGCCGTGGGCATTGTTATTGCAAAATTAAGTCCAGCAGTCGCTGATGTAAAGTATGTGTTTGTGCTAGATATAGTTGCAGCAATTAATGTTGCAGTACTGTTTATCAACGGAACTGAATTTAACGCTAAAAGACTTTGGACATTAAAATTTACCGTGTCTCCATTTGCTGTACCAAAGACAGTGTCGTTTATACTTGGGGCAACTATGCTATAGTTTTGTACTTTCATTTTCCTTGACCTTTATATTGTTTCTTATAGTTCTTAGATGACTTCATCTTAGATGTCTTTGTTTTAGCGTGAATCCCAGGTCTACTAATAAACCTTTTCACCATTGTTCTAACCTCTGATTGTTTCTTCATCTGTTTCTAACTGTAAAGTTAAGAAAAGTAAATGAATAAAATTTTCTATAAATATCTATATCTAAAGATATAAACTTAATGGGTCCTAATACCAATCTAAAATAAAAAATTCCAAACATATTCATTGGCCAATTATTTATAAATCTCATAAAACATATATTTAAAATTATTTAATATCTGTTGATTCAATTAATGTATAGGTGAACTTATTACCAAATGCTGACTTAGCCTTATTTATAATCTTCATGAACTCGACAAAATTTGAGTTGTATCGAAATACTTGACACCCCTCTGAAAAGTAGTCCACGTAAGTTGGGTCTTTGTATATAGATGATCGATGGATGTTGATACCAAAAGCACCTGTCTCTGTCACCTTCTCATCATATACAGTGTCCTTGTTATTGTCCCTATATACTGTGACATTGCCTAATCGTTGGCATAGAGCCTCATACTTACCGTTGTGCATACTTACAGCATAAACGCCTCTGTACTGTCCTGGCTTTAGTCTAGCCACTCCCTTTGGATGCCTCAACACTTCAGTTGGTTTTTTGCCTGGGTCAGTAGTGATTTTCCACTCATGGTACTGCCAAACACCGTTGATTTTATACGATAAGGTTAACGTGTCATCAAACTCGTTTGTGACCTTTTTACCTGACTTCAGATTGCGCACCCCTACAACATTTA